CTTAAACCCCAGGAAGGATTTACAGCCTGGAGATGCTGACTTCGAACGCTTGAGAAGGTCCATCGAGGCGTTCGGCTTTGTTGAGCCCCTCGTCTGGAATGAGCGCACAGGATTTCTTGTCGGCGGCAACCAGCGTTTCAAGGTGCTCCTTGAACAGGGCGCAAAAGAGGTTACGGTCTCGGTTGTTGATCTTGATGAGAAGGACGAGCAGCTGCTTTCCATTGCGCTCAATAGGGTCCGCGGGGAGTGGGATGGGGAGAAGCTCGTGGCACTCTTAAAAGAGATAGCAGAGATGGGGGCTGATGTCACCCTGACGGGCTTTGATCCGGTCAACTTCGACCAGGTGCTTATCTGGCCGGAAGAGCAGGACGCGGAGAAGAAGAAAAAGCTCCTTATCTGTCCCAACTGCGGGCATCAATTCGAGGCGTAGGGGGTGAGCTCTTTGCGGATTGAGACGATTCCGATCAGCAAGATCAAGCGGGCTAAGTACAACCCCAGGAAGGACTTAACCTCGGCCGATCCGGAGTATCAGAACCTAAAGCGCGTTATGGAACGCTACGGCTTTCTTCTGCCGCTTGTCTGGAATGAGAGGACTGGTGTCTTAGTCGGCGGCCATCAAAGGCTTAAGATACTTGAGGCTCAAGGGGTAAAGGAAGTAACGGTCTCTGTTGTTGATTTAGACGAGGCCCATGAACGGGCCCTTAATGTAGCCCTAAACAACCTTGAGGGGGACTGGGACAATGAGGTCTTAATCAGTGTCCTAAATGAGCTTAAGGATACCGGGGCAGACCTTTCTCTAACAGGCTTTTCGGATGAAGAGCTGATGCGCCTCATTGACTGGCATCCTGATGCGGTGAGCTTCCCTGAATACGATGAATCGGTGAAGGAAGAAGTCGAGATGGTAACCTGCGAGGTGTGCGGTTATGTCTTCCCAAAGTAGCTTCACCGTGATAAGCACCTTCTCAGGGTGTGGAGGCTCATCGCTCGGGTATAAGATGGCAGGCGGGAAGGTGCTCCTTGCGGTTGAGTTCGACAGCCACGCTGTGAGGACGTACCGCGAGAATTTCCCTGATACGCCTGTTTATCCTAAAGACATCAAGACGCTGACCTCTGAAGATGCAATGAAAATGGCAGGTATAGAGCCTGGGGAGCTTGACATCCTAGACGGCTCGCCGCCTTGCCAGGGCTTCTCCGCAGCCGGCAAAAGGCAGCTTGACGATCCGCGTAATGCTCTATTCAAGGAGTACGTGAGGCTCCTTGTGGGGCTTAAGCCCAAGGTCCTCATTATGGAGAACGTGCCCGGGATGGTTCGGGGGAAGATGAAGCTCGTCTTTGCTGAAATCATGGAGGCCCTCAAAACGGCCGGATACAACGTTTCTGCGAGAGTTCTAGATGCTCAGTATTTCGGGGTGCCCCAGCGGAGGCAGCGCATGATCTTTATCGGCGTCAGGCACGACTTAGGGCTTCGCCCAACTCACCCCAGGCCCAAAACGAAGCCGGTAACGGTCGGCGAGGCCCTTGCTGGGCTCCCTGATGATCCATCGAGGACGCTTACAGAGCAGGCTTATTACTACTGGCTTAAGGTCAAGCCCGGGCAGTCGTTTTCAAAGGTGCATCCCAAAGGGTACTGGTTTAACGGGAAAAAAGTCGATCCGACGAAGGTCGCTCCCACGATAGCTAAAACCTCGATGCCTTCAGGCGGAGGCGGAGGGCTCTACCATTGGAAGTACCCGCGCAGCTTGAATATCGCGGAAGCTAAAAGGCTCTGCTCGTTCCCTGATGACTTCATCCTGCGGGGGACGTTTCGGGAGCAGTGGGCGAGGCTCGGTAATTCGGTGCCTCCCCTTTTCATGAAGGCGATCGCAGAGCATGTGCGGGATACCATATTCATCCCTTTGAGGCTCAAAGAGACGGGCTGAAAGGGGTGATTTTATGAGTAGAAAACGCATAGGAAGGCCCTCAAAACTTACGCCGGAGGTCAAAAAAAGGCTCATTGATGCCATAAAGGCGGGGAATTATATCGAGCCAGCTTGCCGCTTTGCGGGTATCGCTCCGGCCACTTTTTACCGCTGGATGGAGCGCGGAGCTAGGGCTAGCTCGGGAGAATTTCGAGAGTTTTGGGAAGAACTCACGCGCGCGGAGGCCGAAGCTGAAGCGCGGATGGTCGCGCAGTGGCAGGCGCAGATTCCGCAGGACTGGAGGGCAGCTAGGGACTTTTTGGCAAGGAGGTTCCCTGAAAGGTGGGCTTCGAAGGACAAGATCGATCTTGAGCACAGCGGGGAAGTGATGCAGAGGCATGATACCTCTCGTATTACCGAACAACTCGCAAAGGATAGAGATTTCCTTGAAGCAATTCAAAGGGCTTACGAATCGCGAGAAGAGGGCGATCTACTATCGGGCGATGCCTGATGTCTGGATCGCCGAAGTAACGGGTGAGAAGCCCTGGAGAAAGCAGACGGAGATTTTGAGGGCACTAGCCCTCCACAGAAGGGTCGCGGTCGCAAGCTGCAACTCGGCGGGCAAATCCTGGCTTGCAGCTCGCGCAGCTGCGTGGTTTCTGGCCAACTTCTATCCGGCCGTCGTGGTTACTACTGCGCCAACAGATAGGCAGGTTCGGCGCATCCTCTGGAAAGAGATACACAGCCTCTTTAACAGGGCGAAGAGAAACGGCATCAACCTTGGGGGGAAGCTCCTGACAAAGAGCTGGGAGTTTACTGAAGAGCACTTCGCCTTCGGCTTCGCGACAAGGGACTATGATCCGGATGCTTTCCAGGGCATCCACTCGGACAATGTGCTGGTTATCGTGGACGAGGCTGCAGGCATCTCTGAATCAATCTGGGAAGGCGTTATGTCTGTTGTGAGAGGGCAGAACGCAAAGCTCCTTGCGATCGGGAACCCAACGAACCTCTCAGGCACCTTCTACAACGCGTTTACAGCTAAGGGATGGTGGACTACCCACATATCCGCGTTTGAGACGCCAAACCTCCAGGGGAAAGGCATCGTGATACCTGGGCTTATTACCGAGCAGGACATCGAAGATGCCAGAGAGGACTGGGGAGAGGGCTCTTTTCTCTGGCAGTCGAGAATCCTCGGTATCTTTCCAGATAAGGTTGAGGATACCTTAATTTCGCTTTCCTGGGTTGAGGCGGCGGCTAACCAGGACTTTGAGCCGGAAGGACCTGTCGAGGTCGCCTGCGACGTTGCGCGGTACGGCTCTGACAGCACTGTCTTTGTGGCGCGCCGGGGCCCTCTTCTTATCGCGGGAGAGGAGCACACGCAGCTCTCCACGATGGAGACGGCGGGAAGGCTTATTGACTTCGTGCGCCGGCACAATGCAAAGGTCGTGAAGGTTGATGCTGTCGGCATCGGGGCGGGTGTTTACGATAGGCTGAAAGAGGTCTTAAAAGATGTCTCGGTGCTTGAGATGAACGCCGGGGGCACGCCGGTTGATGCTTCCGCTTACGCCGATGCGGGCACAGAGTGGTGGCACAACCTCGCTAAAAAGCTTCAGGCAGGGGAAATCGGCGGCAGGCTCTTTGGAGACAGAAGGGTGATGCGGGAGCTGACCAGCAGGCGGTACCGCTATCTCTCCGATGGGCGCATGAAGCTTGAGACGAAAGAAGAGATGCGGAAGAAAGGGCTTAAATCCCCTGACTGGGGAGATGCTATTGCAATGGCTTATGCTGGGGTAAAGGAGAGGCCGAAGATAAACGTGCGGCCTGTGATGGATCTGACATCGGCGAGCAGATGGAGGCGGTGAGATATGCCTATGCTTGATTTAAGGGAGCTTGGGCTTACGGGCCTTGAGCGTTTCGGGGGCTGGGTCTATGAGGAGTTCCTGCAGGAGCTTCAGGGCCAGCGGGCGGTGCAGGTCTACCAGGAGATGAGCTCCAACGACCCTGTGATCGGGGCTGTCCTCCACGCGATCGAGATGCTGATCCGGCAGGTCGAATGGAGGGTCGAACCTGGAGGCAGGAGCCTTGAGGATATGGCGGCAGCGCATTTTCTTGAAACCTGCCTTGAAGATATGGAGATGACATGGGAAGAGACTATTGCAGAAATCCTCTCCATGCTCGTTTACGGTTGGAGCTACCATGAGATTCTCTACAAAGTGCGCCACGGCCAGAGCCGTGATCCGGCCTATAACTCACGCTACAGCGACGGCCGGATCGGATGGAGGGGCTTTCCCATTAGGGCACAGAGCTCTCTTTGGGAGTGGCAGTTTGACGAGAACGGTAGGATACTTGGGATGGTGCAGATGGCACCACCTGACTACAAGCTTAGGGTAATCCCCATGGAAAAATCCCTGCTGTTCCGTACTACAAGCTATAAAAACAACCCTGAAGGGCGGTCGGTGCTCAGGTCCGCATTTAGGCCGTGGTACTTCAAAAAGCACATCGAGACGATTGAGGGCATCGGCATTGAAAGGGACCTTGCGGGCCTTCCTATCGCTTGGGTGCCGCCGGAGCTTTTATCTCCTAACGCATCGCCTGAAGATAGGCAGGTCTTAGAATCAATTAAACGCATCGTAACCAATGTCCGGCGTGACGAGCAGGAAGGAATTGTGTTCCCCCTGGTCTATGACGAGAACGGCAATAAGGTCTTTGACTTTGGGCTTCTTTCAACAGGCGGCACGCGGCAGTTCAATACGGACGCGGTGATCGCCCGCTATGACCAGCGGATCGCAATGACCGTGCTTGCGGACTTCATCCTCCTTGGGCATGAGCAGGTCGGGAGCTTCTCTCTGGCTTCGTCAAAGACGCACCTCTTCTCGGTGGCTCTCGGCACCTGGCTCAATGTGATCGCAGCGCAGTTCAACCGGATAGCTATTCCGAGGCTCTTTGCTCTAAACAGCTTCCGGCTTGAGAAGCTGCCTAAGCTCGTGCCTGGAGACATCGAAGTGCCGAACCTGACAGAGCTCGGAGACTACATCACAAAACTCGCCGGAGCCGGTATGGACCTCTTCCCTGATGAAAAGCTGGAGGATTACCTGCGTAAAGTCGCGAACCTGCCGAAGCCCGATTATGCCGTCTAGGACGGTTTTAGAGTGCATCAAGCGTCTAGCCGCCTAAGAGTCTGGTTTCCTAAATGTCTGGGCTCCTAAGCGTCAAGCCTTCTAAGTGTTTAGGCGTCTAAGCATTTGGGCGTTTAACCGTCTGGGCGGCGAGGTTTTAAGGCGGATGGTTGTTCGGCAGCGGTAAAATGTGAAGGGAGAGCCTGGAGCCTGGCTTTCTTTCTAGGATGCCTCTCTGAACGCACAGGAGCTTCCAGGTTGAGTTTTTTGGCGGTTAGGGTAGTCCAATATACCCTCGCGAAAAAGAAGGCTTAAATCGCCCCGTATTTCGTTTTAGAAAGATGCACCATCGGCACAGAGCCTGGGAGTTATCCTGGGCTTTCACCATAGATGCCTCCCTGGGCTTAAAAGAAAGCCCAGGAGAGGCTTATTACGCTTTAAGGTACTTTTACTTAGGGTCAAAAAATAGGGGGCTTAAATTGCTCTATACCAGTAATATTCGGATAAATCTGTATCAAGCGTCTAGACGTCTAGTCTTCCAGTCTTCTAGTTTCCTAAGCGTCTAGTTTCTAAGCCGCCTGGACGCTCAGGATTGATCGGGGGTGGTGATACCGTGCCGAAGCCTCGAAATCCGGAGTGGAGGACGCTCCATGGGGTGGCAGACAGTAAAAGGGAAATCCTGCGCCGGACGTTCCTTGAGGGCATGAGGGAGTTCTCTTCCAACATCACCCTGGCCGAGCTTGAAAGGGCGATTGAGTCAGGCGATCCAAAGAAAGTGGAAGATGCCATCCCCTGGGACGAGCTGCCTCCATATCTTGAGGACATGGCCGAAGAGCTCATTACCATCGTGCGCGACGGGGCAAGGGCATCGGAGAAGTACCTGCCGGAAGCGGTGCAGATGAGGGTGCGCTTTGACCTCCTAAACCCGCGATCTGTTGAGTTCATCCGGCAGTACCGCTTCGACCTCATCCGGGAGATCACGGACGCATCGAGGGAAGGCGTGCAGAAGATCATCCAGCGCGCCTTTGAAGAAGGGATGCACCCCTATAAGGCCGCACGGCTCATCCGTGATGTCGTGGGCTTAACTGAAACCCAGGCCCTGGCTGTGGATAACTTCCGCCGGGGCTTACTTGCCCAGGGCGTGCCGGAGGGGAAGGCACTTGAAAGAGCCCAGCGCTATGCCGAGAGGCTTCACAGGAGAAGGGCAGAGACTATCGCGAGAACCGAGACTATCCGTGCAGCAAGCGCTGGGCAGTCCATACTCTGGCAGGAAGGTGTGGCCGAGGGCCTTATCCAGCCGTCGCGCACATGGCGGGTCTGGATTACGACACCTGATGATCGCTTGTGCCCCATCTGTGAGCAGATG